TCAATGTTTGAGTCTCAAATAAAAGCAAATTATATCATCTCAATTGCAGAAAAAAGAAAAGATTGTATGGCTGTAATTTCTGCGCACGAGGGAGATGTAGTTAATCAAATTAACTCATCAACTCAAACAACTAATATTGTTAAATTCTTTAATGGAATTACTGCAAGTACTTACGCTGTATTTGATTCTGGTTATAAGTATACCTATGATAGATTCAATGAACAGTTCTTATACCTAGCTTGCAACTCAGATGTTGCAGGATTAATGGCAAGAACTTCAATTAATCAGTATCCTTGGTTCTCTCCAGCTGGTGCAACTAGAGGAATCATAAATAATGCAATTAAACTTGCATATAATCCATCAGAAGATCAGAGAGATATTCTCTATCAAAATAAAATTAATCCTATCATTGCTTCTCCAGGCCAAGGCGTTATTCTCTACGGAGATAAGACTGCATCTCCTGCAGTCTCTTCCTTCGATAGAATTAATGTTCGTATGTTATTCCTTACTATTGAAAAAGCAATTGAAGATGCAGCAAGAGCACAGCTATTTGAATTTAATGACCCAATTACTCGTGCAAACTTTGTAAATATTGTTGAACCTTATTTACGTGAGGTAAGAGCAAAGAGAGGAATTACAGAATTCTTGCTCATTTGCGATGAAACTAATAATACTCCAGATATTATTGATTCAAATCAATTTCGCGCTGATATTTATGTAAAGCCAGCAAGAAGCATTAACTTCATTGGACTTACTTTCGTAGCTACAAGAACTGGAATTTCATTCAGTGAAATTGTAGGAACTGTTTAATAAACTTTTAAAGGAGACTCAACAATGGCATCAATTGGAAATTTTCAAGATAGAACAATTTACGATTTTAAATCTAGATTAACTGGTGGTGGAGCAAGATCTAATCTCTTTGAATGTGAGATTAATTTCCCTGAAGAGGTACTTGAGGGAGACAATAAGGCAGAACTTTTGTTAGACCTTCGTTTTCTGATTAAAGCTGCACAACTTCCAGGTTCTATGACTAATACAATTCCTGTACCTTTTAGAGGAAGAACTCTAAAAATTGCGGGAGATAGAACCTTTGATCCTTGGACCATCACTGTATTGAATGATACTAGTTTTAGAATTCGTGACGCATTTGAAAGGTGGAGTAATTACATCAATCGTCACGATGACAACTCTGGAGCTATTACTCCTGCAGTATATCAAAGAGATATGGTAGTTCATCAACTCTCTAGAGGAGTCAGCGAGCAAGGCGCTCCTTCCACTAATAGTGCTATTCCCATCCTAAAATCATATAAACTATATGGTTGTTATCCTTCATCAATTGATCCAATTCCTCTCTCTTATGATGTAACTGATACAATTGAAGAATTTAACGTAACTTTTGAAGTTCAATGGTGGGAACCATTTAAATACAATGGATCCGCATCCACCGCTACTCCTCTATTTACTGATAATGCTGAACCTTCTGCAGTTACTGGAATTCCCGGTACTAGCACTTTAAATAGATAAGGGACTAAATAGCTTAGTTAATACCTTTTAATTATTGTAATGGCTAAATTATTTGGATTTAAAATTGAGGATACTGGGGAGAAAAAGAATAGTAAAATTATCTCCCCAATTCCAAAAAATTCAGAAGACCGTTCGGATTATTATATTACAAGTGGCTTCTATGGACAGTATATCGATATTGAAGGTGTCTATAAAAATGAAGCGGACCTTGTAAGAAGATATAGAGAAATGGCACTTCATCCAGAATGTGATAGTGCCATTGAAGATGTTGTAAATGAAGCAATTGTCTCCGACTTAAATGATAGTCCAGTAGAGATTGAGCTTACAAATTTAAATGCTTCAGATCGCCTAAAAGAAATAATTAGAGAAGAGTTTAGATTTATCAAAGAAATAATGGACTTTGATAAAAAAGCTCACGAAATCTTTCGGAATTGGTATGTAGACGGAAGAATATATTATCATAAAGTTATTGACCTCAAATCCCCAACTGAAGGAATTAAAGAGATTAGATATATTGACCCCTTAAAGATTAAATATATACGCAAACTTAAAAAATTAAAAGAAAATACATTATCCAGCCAAATAAGGAACATTATGGCTAAAGATAATGTATTAGAAGATGTTATGAATCCAACAATTGAGGAGTATTATCTTTATGATCCAAATGTTGGGTATACTCCAGCACAATCCAATATTCACGTAAGTGCTTCTGCTGCATCAAAAGCTGTAAAACTTTCAAAGGATTCAGTTACATATATCACTTCCGGCCTTGTAGATAGAAATCGTCAAACAATCCTTTCATATCTACATAAAGCAATCAAATCCTTAAATCAACTAAGAATGATTGAGGATAGTTTAGTAATTTATCGCTTAAGTCGCTCTAGCGAAAAAAGAATCTTTTATATTGATATTGGCGGACTTCCTCGCAACCAAGCAGAGCAATATATGAAAGATGTAATGAACCGCTATCGTAATAAGCTCATTTATAATCAGTGCCTTTCATTAGAAACAATGATTCCACTTTTAGATGGAAGGACTCTATCATTGTCTCAAATTATTGAAGAGTTTAATAGAGGAGAAACTCTTTGGGCATATTCTTGCGACCCAACTACTGGCAAGTTTGCACCTGGAATTATAAGCTGGGCCGGCATTACAAGAAGAGATGAAAAGGTATTAAAAATCACACTGGATAATGATGAGACAATTACCTGCACATTAGATCACAAATTTCCAGTATGGAATAAAGGGAGAGTTGAAGCTCAAGATCTCAAAGTAGGAGATTCAATGATACCTTTCTATACTAGAAACAAATCTATATCTGCTGCTAGTAAAAATTCAAAATATCAACAAATTTATGAGAATGAAGCTAAAAAATGGGTCTTTACGCATAGATTAGTTTCAATGTGGAAAGATGAAATGTCGGTTAGTGAGATTATTAGCTACTCTCCACTAAAAGACAATAAACTCACTACTAATAATCCAAACAATTCCAAAATCAAGTCTATAGAACTTCTAGAAAGTACTATGGATGTGGGAACACTCACTATTGATAAAGATGAAACCTATCACAACTATCACACATTTGCTTTAGAGTCTGGAATCTACACTTGTAACTCAACAGGTGAGATACAAGATGATAGAAAATATATGGCAATGATGGAAGATTACTGGCTTCCTCGAAGAGATAATGGAAAGGGTACGGAAGTTCAAACTCTTCCAGGTGGCCAAAATCTTGGAGAATTGTCAGACCTTGAATATTTCCAAAAGAAATTATATAAATCTCTTGGAGTTCCATCTACTCGTTTGGATGCTGGTGGAGGTTTTAATTTGGGACGCTCATCTGAAATTTTAAGAGATGAACTTAAATTTACTAGATTTGTTGGAAGACTGAGAAAAAGATTTTCTCAAGTTTTTATTGATATGCTAAAAACGCAGCTTATTCTTAAAAATATTGTAAGCCCTGAAGACTGGGATAAGCTTGCGGATCACATTCAATTTGATTACGTATATGATAATCATTTTGCGGATTTGAAAAAGAATGAAATCTTAAATGATAAACTTGCAGTAATTGCAGCTATAGAACCTTACTTGGGTAAATATTTCTCCGTGGAATATGTAAGAAAAACTGTTCTTAATCAAACTGATACTGAAATTATTGATATCGATAAGCAGATTAAAAAAGAAATTAAGGCGGGAATTCTACCAGACCCAAATGCAATGATGCAACAACCAGATATGCAAGCTGGAGGACAATCTGCACAAATGGGTCAAGTTGGAAGTCAGGCATTAGGTAAGCCAATGCAGGAACCAAGTATCTCGGATTCTTCAGTTCAAGCTGGAGAAATTTAAATTATAAATAAAACAAACTTTATCCCTTTATTTTTATGCCTACTATTGGACAAATGATCGCAAATGATGAAAGCCCTGATGAAATTCGGGATGCTATTATTTCATCTCTTTATAGCAAAGCTGCCGAAAGAGTTGAAGCAGCAAAGCCTTATGTAGTTTCTAATATTTTTGATGATGATGTAGATGAAGAAGAATATGTTGAAGAAGATGAGTATGATGAGGATGAGGACGAGGAATGATAAGTGGAAGAATTTGAGTTTTTATCTGGAGATTTAGAAGAATTCTTTTCTGCAGTTAAGAGTGGAAAAAGAGAAAAAAAGCTAAAAAATGATGCTCTAGTTGGTGAGTCCTTCGATAATCTTTTTTTAGAGAAAGTAACAAAACCTAAAAAAACGTTCAAAGAAGTTATAGCTACCAAAAAAGAAGTTGAGACCCTTGAGGAAAAGTACACTCAGCCAAACTTTACAGAACCTCCAGATGTTAAAACTTCAGACCCATTAACTCCTTTAAATCAAAATTTTCTTACAATA